TAGGCTCTGCTGTAGTATTTATGGCTACACAGGCATGGATGCGTGGTGATCTAAACGGAAACGGCCCTCTTGACAGATCAAAAAGACAAATGTGGATAGATGGTAAATGGGAGCCAAGGACAATCAAGCTAGGTGCTGTACGTGTCGGTTATGATAACTTTGAACCATTCAACCTTATTATGTCTACAATCGCTGACGTAGGTGATGCAAGTGAGCTTATGGGTGAAGAGTGGACAGAATCAGAACTACAAAAGATTTCTTTGGTTGTAGCACAGGCTATAACAAGTAAGTCTTATCTTGCTGGTATACAGTCATTTGTTGACTTATTTGCGGGTCGCCCCGGTCAGTTTGATAGAATTGTAGCTGGACTAGGAAATAATATTGTACCTCTTGCTGGTTTACGTAATGAGCTAGGTAAATTATTTACACCTTATATGCGTGAGATTGGCTCTGGTATTGACCAGTCAATCCGTAACCGTAACTTAATGACAGAGCAAGTACCCGGTGTAGAGCAGCTACCTATAAAGTATGACATGCTCAACGGTAAACCTTTAAAAGATTGGGACTTCTTAACTAGAGCATATAATGCTGTAAGTCCTATTAGTCTTAACTTAGATCAAAGCCCCGGTAGAAACTTTCTATTTGACAGTGGCTACGATTTACGTATGTCTACATACTATGCACCTGATAGTACAAACTTAACAGATGCTCCTCGAGTTAGATCTGAGTTTCAACGTTTTATTGGTTTGCAGAATCTAGAGCGTGAGCTAGATAAGCTAGCTGCTGATCCAAAGATTATAGCATCTATGGAAAAAATGTACGCTGACATCAAAGCTGGTTTACGAGATCAGTATGATGCAAGAGATTACTACCATAATATAATGATAGGTCGATTATTTGATAGAGCTCGTAAAAAAGCTTGGGCACAGATGAGAGACAACCCAGAAGCTCAGCAACTTATGGAAGAGCTAAGATTGAAAAGAGTCAGGAAACTAGACAAGAAACAAGAGACTCGTAACATCCTCAACATATACAAATAAATGGCAACAACATTCGTAGACTATACTGGGGATGGAAATGCGACTAAATCGTTTTCTTTCCCTTCTATACAAGAGTCTGATATAAAAGTAACAGTAGACGAAGTACTAAAATCATCAGGCACACATTACAATATAACAAGCTACACTACTACAGGTGGTGGTAATGTAGTTTTTACATCAGGTAATATACCAGCAAGCCCTGCAAAGATACGTATATCTCGTGATACTAACGTAGATGTTGCAAAAGCTACATACGTAGCCGGTTCATCAGTCAAGGCAGCTGACCTAAATGCTAACCATGAACAGTTACTATTTGCTGCACAAGAGGAGCAGAACGTAGTAAACTCTACTACTACTGTATCTGGACTTATGTCCGCAGCAGACAAAGTAAAACTTGACGGTATCGAAACAGCGGCAACAGCTGACCAGACGGCATCAGAGATTAGAACATTAGTAGAAAGTGCAAGTGACAGTAATGTATTTACTGATGCTGACCACAGTAAACTAAATGCTATAGAAGCTGGTGCAACAGCAGATCAAACAGCATCAGAAATAAGAACACTTGTCGATAATGCGTCAGATAGTAACGTATTTACAGATGCAGAAAAAAGCAAACTAGCAGGCATATCGCCCGGTGCTGGTTCTACAACCTTTGCAAACTTATCAGATACACCAGCCAACTTTACAGGTGCAGCCGGTAAAACACTTAAGGTAAACTCTGCTGGTAATGCTGTTGAGTTTGTTACAGTTACAACACCAGCTGGTAACTTTGCTGGTCTTACAGACACACCTTCTAGTCTAACAGGACAGGGTGGTAAAACAGTCAAAGTAAACTCAGGTGGTACAGCTCTAGAGTTTGAAACTGTTAGCTCTGAAGTTGTATCTGATACTACACCACAGCTTGGTGGGAACTTAGATGTACAGACAAATGAGATTACTACAAGCACGACTAACGGTAACGTAAAGGTAACACCTAACGGTACAGGTGTTGTAGAAATCAAAGGTGCAGGCGGTGCAGATGGTACACTGCAACTTAACTGTTCAGCTAACAGTCATGGTGTCAAGATTAAGTCACCACCTCATAGTGCTGGACAAAGCTATACACTGACACTACCATCTAACATAGTAAATGGTCAGTTTCTAAAAACAGATTCTAATGGTAATCTAAGCTGGGCAGCAGCTGGATCTCAAACCATAGCAATTAACACACTGTCTAGCTCTAGTGGCTCAGGCGGTGGTAGTGCAACCTTCAACGGTTCTGCTACAAGATTTACATTATCAAACCCCGGTACAAATGCTCAAGCACATCTTGTTAGCATCAATGGAGTCATTCAGAAACCTAATAGTGGAACCAGTCCAAGCGAAGGATTTGCTATTGATGGTAACGATATTATATTTGCCAGTGCCCCTGCTAGCGGTGCTGACTTCTTTATTCTCACCATCGGACTCGCAATAAGTATAAATACACCAGCTGACGATACAGTTACATCTGCCAAGATTGTAGATGGTGCTATAGTCAATGCTGACATCAATGCTTCAGCAGCGATTGCTGGTAGTAAGTTAGCAGACGACAGCGTAACAGAAGCTAAACTAGATATACATGCAGCACCCTCTGGCACAGACAAAGTACTTGGATATACGTCCAACGGTATGGAGTGGGTCGAATCAGCAGCCGGAGCTACAGGTGGTGGCACAGATAAAATATTCTGGGAAAATGGTCAAACAGTAACAACCAACTATACAATTACAAACGGCTACAACGCAATGTCAGCTGGCCCTGTAACAATCAATAATGGTGTTGCTGTAACAATCGGTACTGGAGAAAACTGGACAATCGTATAAATTATGCCTATAACATTAAACGGGTCTGGCACAGTATCCGGTATATCGGCTGGTGGTTTACCAGACGGAATAATACAAAGTGCTGATTTAGCAACAGGAGTTGGTGGTAAAATTCTGCAAGTAAAACAGACAGTTAAACTTGACACTTTTTCAACAACTTCAACAAGTGATGTTGATGTAACAGGATTTTCTGTAGCAATAACACCTAGTTCTAGCTCAAACAAAGTTTTAGTGATGGTTAATTTAGCTTTATCAAGCCAAAGTGTGTTTGTCTATGGCATATTAAAAAGAGGTAGTACACAGATTGGTGAAGCTGATGGTGCAAGTAACAGACTAAGACCAACTTTTCAGTCGTTCAATGCTAATGAAGGTGTAGTTGAACATCAAAATTTTACTTTTTTAGATTCTCCTAACACAACTTCAGCAACTACTTACAAGATGCAAATAAGATGTGCCACAGCGGGTAATGCTACTGTAAATAAATCATATAGAGATTCAGATACAGTAGATTATGACCCTCGTGTTTCAAGCACTATAACTGTGATGGAGGTAGTAACATGAGTCAATTAAAACTAACCGCAGACAGCGGTGGAGGTACAGTTGCTCTTAAGGGACCAGCTAGTACAACTGGTAATGCAGCTATTGAACTGACTGCACCCGGAACTGGTAATGGAACTATTCTTACTACTAACTCGTCTGTAGGTAAAATTCTTCAAGTTGTTCAAACACTAAAAACTGATTCTTATTCAGAGGCAGATAATAACTTTAACGATATAACTGGAATGACTGCTAGTATAACTCCTTCAAGCAGTAGTAGCAAAGTTTTAGTAAAAATAAATTTAAACTTTGGTGGCCAAGATAATGGATATTATGTATTTAAACTTCTTAGAGGAACTACACATATTGGAGTATCAACTGCTGTATCATTATCTAACCAAATTAATGGTACATTTATTGGATCTACTGGAAACGGCGATAATAGTTATTATAAAATGTTTAACGCATACTATGAAATTTTGGATACACCTTCAACTACAAGTGCAACAACTTATAAAATACAAGTATTTTCTCATAACAGTCGACATTTTCGTTTAAATAGACCATACAACAACGATAATTACGATTATATTCAAGGAGGTACTAGCACAATAACTCTTATGGAGGTGGCAGCATAATGGCAACTTTAAACGCAACAAATTTAAAACACGCTTCCTCTGGTTCTAACAATATTGTTCTAGCTGCTGACGGAAGTACATCTATAT